TGTAATTCCAGCCTTCTATTGTGAAATCACTAAGACCTGAATTGAATCCAGTTGTGGTTGTGGTGGTCTGTATGTAACCAGTGTTGCCAAACATGCTACTAGCACCAAATTGCACCTGTGCGTTGCTTTGAAACACATTGCCGGCCGGTATGGTCCAGGTCAAGGCACCATTGGTGCTGGGAGCTTCTCCGCGGCGTTCGTTGGTGTTGCCAAAGAATCCCTGTGTGCTTGCAAATGGCATTAGACATAGCCCCTTGTGAGTGACGCATAGTAGACGGTGCCCACATACACTATGCTGATAATGTCTGTGCTGTTGGCAGCGGTTGATAAAGTGCGCACATTGCTGGCAAACTTCATGGTGCTGGTCAGAGTTCTGTTGCCGGTGGCGTCTTGTGTGATTAGCAAGGTGATGCTTTGTCCGCTCACTATGTTGACAACATCGTTGATCACAATGTCGCCGGTGGCAGTCAGGGTCTGTATTGATCCATTAAAGATGTTGGGTGATATGTTGCCAGCAGTATTGCCTAGGGCATGAGGTGGTTGACCAAACACCGCAGCTGAAATGGTGCCAGTGGCACTGATATTGCCCAAGGCCACATTGGACAAAAACGTCACGTTGCCAATCACGCTGAGGTTGCCTGCATCGATATTGCCAAAGGTTGCGATGTTTGAGGCCTGAATGTTTCCACTTGCACTTATGCCACCCGACACAGTCAATTTGGCTGTTGCTGAACTGGTGCCTATGCCCACGTTGCCACTTAGGCCGCTAATGAATAATCGATTACTGACTCCGCCAGTTCTGAATGTGATAGGCACATTGCCAAATGCGGTGCCATTTGTAAGGCTTTCAAACTGCACATTGCCAGTTCCGCTCACATTGCTGTAACTGCGAATGAACAGGGCAGTTGTGTTGGACGTATTGGCGTTGGCAAATAAACCTACCGCAGCGCCGGTAAGAAAAGTATTGGTTGTGCTGGGCACGACTGTCACAGCGGTAAATCCAGTGGCTCCTGTGCCAGTGGTCATGAAACGGGTTCTCAACGAATTGTTAGCGCCGCTAAAATCACCCAGGATAAATGTGCCTGTTTGTGACCCACCAATGGTTATATTGCCCACTGTGCTGATCGAGTTGGCTGTGACGTTGCCAGTGGTGTTGATATTGCCTGTGGTCGAAATGACCAGGCTGTTGCCAGATCCCAAAAATGTTGCCACATCGGCATTGCTGTAGCCAGCTGGTAAGCCAGTCAGCTGTGAGCCATTGCCTATGATGTAGTTGCCGGTGATGTTGCCAGTTGTGACAATATTGCCCGTGGTTGAGATGGTCAAGCTGTTGCCTGATCCCAAAAATGTTGCCACATCGGCATTGCTGTAGCCGGCAGGTAGGCCTACCAGTTGGCTGCCGTTGCCTAAAAAGTAAGCCGCACTCACATTGCCTGTGGTGCTTATGTTGCCAGTTGTGCTGATTGATACTGTGTTGCCTGATTGCAAGAATGCAACCACGTTGGCATTGCCGTAGGCACCGGTAATATTGCTGGCTGTGATGTTGCTGAGCAGGCTGCCATCGCCCACAAAGAAGTTGGCCACTGCATAGTTTACGCCGGCAATGTTGCCGCTGTTGCCTGTTGTCTGCAACAGGTTGGCTGTGACAGTGCCCGAAGCTGAAATTGAGTTGGCTGTGATGTTGCCTGAGAAAGTGGGCAAAAAGTTGGCCACGTTGGCATTGCTGTAATTGGTAGTGATGCCAGATAACTGTGAGCCATTGCCTATAAAATAGTTGCCGGCAATGTTGGCAGTGGTTGTGATGTTGCCAGTGGTTGTGATTGCTACACTGTTGCCAGATTGCAAAAAGTCAAACACTTCAACGTTGCTGTAGGTGGCACCCAGACCGGTCAGTTGCGATCCATTACCCAGGATATAATTGCCTGTGACATTGCCGGTGGTGCTGATGTTGCCAGTAGTGCTAATGCTGATGGCATTGCCTGATTCCAAGAACAGGACCACATTGCTGTTGCCGTAGTTGCCGATCACGTTGGAGATGTAGGTTCCGTCTCCGATAAAGTATTCATTGGTGATTACATTGCCACCGGCTGAAATCCAGCCCCCGGCTGAGATATTGCCTGAGACACTGATGTTGGTTGCTACGCCAATGGGATTGCCTGTGCCGTTGTATAGACTGGTATTGTTGTTGGCTGGAACAGTGGTATTGGCCGTGGTAGTTGTGGTGTAAAGACTGGTATTGTTGGCTGGCATGTGTTTTCCTTATTTGACCGCGTATTGTCTATCACGGCGAGGCTGGAATATGCTGGTCAGTCGGGTGTGACCTCCAGACCATTTGCCTAGATTGTTTTGATCTTCCACGGTCTTCCAAGCGTCTGTGGCTTTTTGTTTATACATGGCAGCATCTTCTGCGTTGTGTCGTTTTACATAGTATTCGTGCAGGCTGTTATACACATAGCCTTCTGGCCAAGTCTGTAACACCTGATTGGTTTGAACTTCATCATCCACGACCACGCTGACTGCTGTGATGTCGCCTGCCACTGGTATGCCACCTGTGGTCACTGTGGCTGTAAAACTGGTGCTGCTAATGATGCCCAACACTTCGGCATAGCCTGATGTGCTCAAGGTGCCTGTTCCAGGCACAGCACTTATGGTATCACCTATGCTGAGACCAGTTGTGGTGGTCATGTTGTCGATTGTGACTGTCCACGGACCTGATCCGGTCACAGCAGTGATGTCAGCTGTCTCACTGATTTCGGTAACTTCGGTAGATGGTGTGAATAGGAGATTCCAGGCTCGGTAGTAATACATGTTGAGCACAGCACCTTCGGCCAGGTATGGCAAGAATTGATAGTTTGATCCCACTTCACCAAACTTGCCGCGGATAACTGCCGGCACATTGACCGGTGTCAGGTATAACTGTGCTATCAAGCCTTGTGTGATGATGTCTCGATCACCGATACGATCATACACAATCCAGGGACCAGTGTCGTTGGGGTTGCCGTTGGTGCCTTGTTGAAAGAACAAGATGGGCTTGTTCATGTCTGTGGGTATGGGCATGAGCTGACCGGGACCAACTGTGCCAAATGTGCTGTAAGGATCAGTTCTTAGTGCCGGTAACTCGATGTTACGCATGGCCAATTCGGCTAAAAATATACACTGCTTGATTTCGGCTGTGTTTGTGCTGCCGGTAAAGTCTTCTAGGTAGCTGACCAGACTATCCGCTGTGGGTATTGCAAACATATTTAAATTCCTTTAAAGAACTTGGTTTCACCTGACTTGGCAGGATACGGCACCTGGATTGGGATCGGCATGCGACCACCTGGATAGCACACATATTCGGGATATTCCCGTTGCACCACCTGGTAAAATTGTGCCTTCAGGGTGCGGTCATTTTTCAACACGCCCCAGGGCATGCCACCAAAGTATTGATCACTGATCCTGATAGCTATCACATCCGGTAGGTCCATCCATTTGTATCCAATTTTGCCATCGGGCATGTAAGGTGCTAACGGATCCACAAAGCCAGCTTCGGCTGCCTTGCGATATTCGGCACAGCGAAACTTGATGTATTCGGTATTGAACTGTTCGCGTCGGATATAGAACTTGCCATCTTCGCGTCCGGTAGTTGTCTTGACATTTTGGCTGCCATTCCAACCTTCGCGCTTCCAATCGCCTTTCATGCTACGATACAGCTTGTCGTTTTTAAGCAGTCGATCTGCCACACCATTGTGCTGGGTGATCATGCCGCCGGCATCTTGTCTCAGGTAGTTGTAATCGGTTTCAGCAGTGCTGACATCTATAATTTGGGAAGGGTTGGATTCTAGGCTCATAGACATATTTAGCTGGCTGAATACAATGACAGAGATTGCCAATAAAAAAGCACCCCGAAAGGTGCTTTTTCCGCATACCAATTGCTTAGTATGTGTTTGTTGCTCGCTGAACCAATGCGCTTGGTCTGGCAGTTGTCACGTTTGCACCACTTGTGCTGATGTTGTTCAACATACCAACACCGGCTGGGTTACGAACGATCAAGGTGCCTTCCATGATGAACTGGTCTAAACTTGCGTCAGCGTTCGAGAACACTTCGTTGTTTGGACCTAGGTCACGCAGACTACCCCACTGTAGCACTTCTTCGTTTAGGAAGTAGATGCTGTTGCTTACACCAGCTTGATCCATGATCCAACTATCAAATATTTCATAAGTGTAGTTGAAGTCACCTTCATAAGTCTGGATTGTGTCACCACGCTCAGCATTCACACGATTGATAGTTCTTGAAGTTGGGAATGTGTCGGATAACATTGTTCTCAAACTTGTAGGAGCTACGATAGTGCGGATCTTGGCATTGTAACGCTCTTCAGCTGTGGTCACCAACTGCTTGTAGATGATTGGGCTGAACAACTGGTTTGTAAATGTGCCAGTGTAGAATGTTGTGCCGTTACTGTTCATGGTGAAAGTGTTGGCTGTTACAACAGCAGCGTCAGTTGTGGCATTGTTCACGTTGGTTGTGATACCAACAGTGCCGTTACCAGCAGTTGTGTTGAACGATTGTGTGCCTGCAAATGAACTCAGGGAGCCCATACGACGACCAGTTTGACTGTTGCCACTCAAACCACTTGCTGAACCAGTCTGTCCACCGTATTGTGTTCCAACTTGGTCATTACGAACCAATTGCTGTTCCACGTCGAACATGAGTTCGATCAACTGTTTGACTTCCTGGTATGCCTGTGGATCTCCACCGGACTGCATAACTGCTCTAGCTGTTCCACTTGCTGCAACAGTAGTTGCAAAAATCTGTGTGTAGTTAGCCAAGTTATAACGTGTGTTGCTTTCAGCTTGTGAAGTGGATACAGGTGCACCCTCGACCCAGGCTTGTGTTTCTGGCTTGCGATAGATATCGTCTGTCCATAATGGTAAAGTGCTGTTTACTTTACGCTTTTTTGTCATACACATATTTAAAACAGGTGTATCATCTTTAACGCGATTGCTCACGTCTAAGTCTAAGTCTTTGACAACGATGTCTGCGCCATATGCGGTTGTTCCGTTACCAATTTGACTGGTTGTAATTTCTGCCATGTTATTCTCCTTGAATATTAAATTAGGCTAAATCTCAACGACCGCCTCGTCCTGCTTTAAGTTTACTTAGTTGCAATACGAGTAGGTTGTCTGCGGCTTTTTTATCGCCACCTTTGGCTTTTTCACGAAGTTGATCGATACTGGCTTGTTCGCCACGCGAGTTGGGCACTCCGCCTTTGCGACCTGTCAGGGTAGCTAGACTTGCGCCGGCAGTTCTAGTTGATGGTTTGCCTCTGAACTTGAGTCCGTCTCGCACCAGGCCCATCAGGGTCTCGTCGCTGGAGATTAGGTCAATGTTCTTGACACCAGGCACTAGTTCATTGTTAGCGCCGGCCCACATTTTGCCAATTCGATCACGCAGTTCATTGAACACATATTCGTTTTTGAGTTCTTTGTCTGTGAACCCCTTGCGATTGTTTTCAAGTATTTCTGTGACCTGTTGTTGGCGTATCTGTCTGAATTGATCTACTGCGGGTTTTAACTGTCCAATAACTGCGCCTTGTTGTTGCATGTAACGTTCATTCTGTTGCATGCTGGCACGGATACGGGCCTGTTGACCTGGATCCTGTGTTGAGGCTAACTGTTGTTGAAAGGTCGATTGATAATTTTGTGTTTTAATTATTTCATCATAGGCCTGCTGTAGTCTTGGTTCCACGGTAAATTCCATGGCCAAGGTCAATCCTTCTTGTTGGGCTCGATGTCCTTTTAGGTATTCATCAAATTCACTTTTTTGGATCTTTAATTGTCGTGCTTCTTCGTGTATTGCTCCACCTTGACCTAGAATACTAGCAGCCTTTCGGGCGTCAATAACGACCTCTTTACCATTGCGCAGGAACTTGAACTTGGCGTTCGGATTGGTTTCTGCAAATTCGATAAAGTCGATCAGTTCTTCACTGCCGGTGTCAGCTTCAGCGGGATTTACCTGTTCTGGGATCTCTGCTTCTTCTGTGCTGTCTGCATATTCGGGATAATCGGTATCCGCAACTTCTGGCTGGCTTTCGCCATTTGGTGCCACAGGCTCTTCTGTGATTGCCTCATCAGAAACTCCTGTCTCGGTGCCGTCGGTAGCTCTAAGCTGGTTACGCTGTGTCATTGCTTTCATTGCGTCCATCTTAGCGGCTATTGCGTCCAAACCTGCAACCGCATTTGTATCAGTGGCCGTAGCTGGGCTATTAGGCGTGATTTCTTGTGTCATTAGTGTTGTCTTTCATTTGTATACACAACTGGGTCCTGGGGATTACCAGTGGTTGTGGCCTGATTAGTGACCACCCTGTTTTTCATATACACTGCTCGTTGCAGTGCGGCTACGAAACCATCTATGCCGGCCAATTGATTGCTGAGAGCAACACGGCGGCTGTTATCTTCTTCTCGATGACCTGTGACACCTGTTATGGCATCCAGGATTTCAAATTTGTATTGGTGAACAAACAAGGCAAAGTCTCTATTCTTTAGTAAGGCTTCGGCATTGCTACCTTGACTCTTGACCTGATCCAGCTGGCTGGGCTTCATGGTCTTGATAGTGTTTAAATCCACCGTGAGTCTACTATTAAAAGCGTCTATAGTTTCAGCTGTGAGCATTATTGATATACCTTGGGATCACCAGATGCAACAGCCATGAAATCCAGTTGACTTTCTGCGTCCTGTCCGGTCATTTCTGCGCGGATCTGTTCAGTCTTGGCAGTGTTCAATTCAGCACTGCTCAAATCTTTCTTGGCAGCAGGATCAGGTTCACGGTTCTTGGCTGCTTCGGCGGCTTGTTGGATCATGGCTACAACTTCTTCCTCTGTGGGCAAGTATGTATCGGCGTCTTTTACACCCAACACATAAAGCGTGTCCGCAAACGGTCTCTTGATCTTGGCATACATGGCAGGATTTAGTGTGCCGTTCTGTGCCATCTGTTGCACCTGTGTGTATAACTGTGTTTGTGTTTGGTTGATCACTTGCTGACGCTGTAGCTGATTCTCTTCCGAACTCATGCCCAGAGCCAATTCCATGTGTATCTGTTTGCGTTCACAAAAGTCCATGTTGTCCCAGGCCTCATAGTCCATAAAAATGGGTTTCTTTTCTGGGTGAAACTGTTGTGCCATTTTCTTTACGCTGTAGTCATCACCGTATTGTATGAGTGTTCGCCAGACCAACCAGATGGCTTCTTTGAGACCATCAGCCGCATTGCGAACAGCATTGTCTTGTATGATCTGATTGGGACCCAAGGCCAGTTGTAGCTTGGCAGCACTGTTGCCCTTGGCCATGACTTCAGGATTGAACACATCTTGTGGTGTGGTCATACCAATAATGGCCGCAGTATCTTGTTGCATGCGGGTCATTGCTACTTCGACGAATTGTAAATTGCCAGCTGGAGGCGGCATTGGATAGATGTCTGTGGCTGGATCGAACTTGCTGTCTAGAATAAAGATAGCAGCTTCGCCATCCTGTATCATTTCAAAGTCGACCTTGTCGGGTTTGACACCTATTCGGGGTGTTGCTGTGAGTAAGCCCAACTGTATCTCTGCACGGCTGGCACTTGTCATGTATTCCTGCATGGGGATTACGCTTTCTGCGATACTCATGCCGTAGAAGTTGCCAGGTAGGGGCTTGGGACACATGTTGGCCACCGGAATAAACTCCACTTCCTTGGCACTGATGATGTAACTGCCTGAATAAATTATCTCACACAGTTCCAATTCACCATCACCGTCTATGTCGTATCTGTCCCAAACAGTGAGAATGGTGATCTGACGACTGTCTGGATCAGCGCCTACGCCAGATTCAACAGGAATACCCATCACAGGCACACTATCTCTAGCGTGT